AGTTAATAGAGATTTTGCAGATATAGTACACAACTCACTTGGTGATGTTGATGAAGTAGGAGATGATATATTAATGGAAGAACATACATTTTCTCCAAGAATGTACAGAGATGATATGCCACCATTAGTATTTCCATTTGGCTATATGATTATAAGTTCTACATTTATGTTTTATGATGATGAGGAGCAAGATGGCAACGAGGAGTTCTAGTAACAAAGGTGTAACAAATAGAAATGCAAATGTAATGTATGCACCACCTAACACACAAGATACAACACAAGCAGTTCGTAGAATACCTGGTGTTGATTATGGAGAACAAAAAGCATTAACAGAACAACAACAAGCAGCACCATTACCAAAAGCTACAATGCCACAGGCACAACCTAGCGTTGCAAGACCTATGCCACAAATGGATATATTTGCAGAAACACAAAGACCATCAGAACCTGTTACAGCAGGACTACCTTTTGGTCCAGGAGTAACACCACAACCTGAAGAACAAATTTACCAAGCAGAAAATATACGAGATTTTATATATCAAACTTGGGTGCAAACTGGGGATGATAGTTTACTAGAGTATTTGTAATGTCATCATTTTCAGATAATGTAAATGTAGATTACCTGCTAGAAAAAAGAGAACGCACAGGTAGAGTACAAGTAACACAAGACCAAGCAGATAGATTAAGTGCTGTACAACAAGGAACAACTAATGTACCTGCAAGTGTTATGGTACAAGGTGTTAAAGATAATGCAGATAATGGCTTCTTTGATTCTCTTACAGAGTTTTTCTCTAAAGCAACAGCAGCTACATATGGTCGTGTAAAAAATGCAGTATTTAATCAACTAAATGTAAATCCAGAAACAGGTGGTTTTGGTGAATTAGCACTTAAAGGTGGAATGTTAGGTGTTAGGGCTGTTTATGAAGATGTTATTGCTAGACCTATTAGAACAATAGAAAATGTACAACAAGGTGCATCTTTATCCGAAGCGTGGAAAAAATCTGCAATAGACCCTTTTAGATACTGGAAAGAAGCAGTAGAAAGAGGAGAAAAAATAGATTTAGGTAATGCGTTGTTTCAAGCAACTGATCCTGAAAAAACAAAAACATATGAAGAATTAATAGACAAAGGTGCTGACCCAATAAGAGCTAGACAAGCAGCAGCAGCACAGTTAGGATATAATGTCTTTGATAAAATATTTGAAGAAGAACAAAAAACAGTATTTCAAGGTGATAGAGCAGCAGCATTAATTGCTAGAGGTAAAAGTCCTCACGCAACACCAGGTCGTGTATTATTTAAACCATTTGAATTTATTATTGGTCCAGAAGATAGAGCTTATGATTTTTTTACAGGACTAGTAGATTTTGGATTACAGTTACTAGACCCTACATTTATTGCTGGTAAAGCAGCTAAAGGAATAAAAGCAGGTTCTAAATTATTAGCATTATCAGATGAAGCAGCAGATGGATTAGGTTTGCTTAATGGTTTTGTAAGAAAGTCATTTAGTAGAACTACAGCAGAAGAAGTAATTAATGGAGAGCTAGGAAATAAATTGTTTTTGTTTTTGTATAAAAATAAAGATAAACCAGCAGACATTATGGAAAAATCTAATTTTAGTTTAGTAAATAAATATGTTGTTGAAAACAAAGCAATAAGTGATGAGTTCAATACTTTTACGAAAGGTTTATTTGAATTAGATTCTGGTCTTGATGATGTATCTGCAATACAAGCTGTCAAAGAATTAATTACTCCTAAAGTTTTAGCAGTTGGAACAGCAGGTGAAGTACCACAAATACAAAAGTTAAGTAGATTTAGACAAAGTGTAGGAGATTACTTTGGATCATTATATAAAACAAGATTAAGTGGAAACAATCCAGATAATTTAATTGTAGAATATGCAAAATTTTTACGATTATTAGACCCTAAAGATCAAGTTGTTAATCGTAATCAAAGAGTAAAAGATATGATTACTAAATTAGATGAACTTCCTAAAAACCCTAATGTTCGTTCTAATGCTATTGTTACACAGTTATTAGATGACTTTACAAGTTTACGAATAATTTACAAAGATGAATTAGTTAAAGCAGGAACATTAGAAAAAAATGAAAAATTAGTTGATAATGTATTTTCTGCATTAATAAAAGTTGTTGATGAACAAGGAAAAATTACAGGAGAAATAACTAGATATACAAATCTAAATCAAGTTCCTTTAGGTATGAAAAATGCGTGGAAAAAATTATTAAAACAAGATGAGGAATTTAGTAGAGGTGTAAATGATGAAACATTAGAACAAGCATTTGACACAATATATAGCCAACCCTTACTAGAAACAACTTTATCACAAGATATATATTTAACTAATCCAAGTGAAGTAATTAAGTTATCTAATAGACTTGCAAAAAATTTTAGAGGTCGATTTGAAGAAGCACAAAAAATAGTTGGTGGAGAAGGCATATCAAGATTTTTTGATTTTTATGTAGGTCAATTATTTAAACCATTAGTTCTTCTTAGACCTGCTTGGACTGTACGAGTTATAGCAGAAGAACAATTAAGAGCTGTAGCAGATGGTGTATTAGCACCATTAGACCACCCAATAGGATTATTAGCAAGGTTATTTGATGATGTAGGTGCTAGACCTAGTTATGCACAATCAGGTTGGTTAGATACTTCTGCTTGGAAGTTAGGTATATCTGAATCAACAACAGGAGATACAAGAAGTCTAAAAGCATTAAAAAGACAGAGCATTACACCTGCTATTAAATACGAAACTGTTGAATTAGCAACATCTCCTGAAAGATGGAAAGAAGGACAATGGAGAGTAATAAACAATTTCTATCACGATGTTTTAATGCGTAAAGTTGCACAAGGTGAGTTAGTTAAAAACAAAAAAAAGTTTTATGAAGATTTAGCAAAACAATTAAAGGAAGAAGGTAATACATATAGAGAGTTAATGCTTAATTTAACTTCTGGTACGCATAATCCTTACAGAATATTAAGAGGATCAGATGCACTTACACCTGCTGAATATAACAAAGTAATAGATGATTTTATTGGTTTAATGCGTGAAGAATTAAGACAATCTTTATCTGCAACAGGTAAAAATGTAAACAGAGAATTATATGAAGTAGTAGCAACAGGTAAGTTTAAAGTAGGAGATAAAGTATTTGATTTAGATTTGACAAGAACTGCAAAGATTAGTCAATCAGATTTAAAATTATTAAACGAAGGAAAATTATCAAATAAAGAAGCAGATAAGTTACAAGGTTTAATAGACCAAGCAACAAACAAAGTATATGATAATTATTTTACAAAGTTTGGTGGTAAAGAAATATTACCACAATCAGTTAAATGGAAAACAAAACCTTTTACAACAGATAGAGGGTTTTTAGATAGAACAACAGAAAACTTGTTTAAATGGTTAATGACAAATCCAACTAATAATTTATCTCGTATTCCTGTATTTAAGTCATCTTATTGGAACAAATCAGCAGAGTTAATTCCTATTAGTTCTGAAAAAGTTAAACAAAAAATAATTAAAGGTGCAAGAGAAGCAGGTATAGGAGAAAAAGTTATCAAGCGTATGGATGATATTAAGTCAGCAGGAGAAAAGGGTATTGATGATGCTGTATTAATAGAAAATTTAGCTAAAGGTTTTGCTGTAAGTAAAGTTAAAAGTTTGTTATATGATATAACAGAGAATCGTAGATTTTGGGAAGCGAGTCGTTGGTTGTTTCCTTTTGGTAATGCTTATCAAGAGGTAATAACAACTTGGCTTGGGATTGTCAAAAGAAATCCACAAGTAGCTGCAAGGCTTCAAACTACTTGGGATGGTGCAGCACAAGAGAATGACACACTTGATCCAACAGGAAAAGGTTTTTTTTACAAAAACCCTGTTAACGGCAAAGTAGTATTTAACTATCCAGGAACAGATTTACTACAAGATTGGATGTTTAAAGATAATGTATCAGAAACAGATGTTCGTGTAAATATGCCTGTGTATGCACAATCTATAAACATAGCAGCTTCATTTATTCCTGGTTTTGGTCCTGTAGTAACATTTCCTGCTGCTTTTATGTTTGATAATTTTCCAGAAGAAAGTTTTATAACACGATTAGTATTTGGAGATTTTCCACCAATGAATCCTAAAGATAAATCTGAATGGCTTAGAACACTAGGATTTGTACCTTCTTGGTTTAATAAATTTGTAGAAGTAGCTTTTAACAAAGGAGAAAACTCACAAGGAGTATTTGGTAATACAGTTATAGATACTTATAAAGCTATGTTGTATGCAGGAATGATTGATGACAGTACAGAAGAACTTGCTAAAGAAGGTATGCAAAAAGCTGTAAATAATGCAAAAGTTATATTTTTAGTTAGAGCAGTATCACAGTTCTTAGGACCTGCTGGTGCAGCATCTCCAACATTTGAAATTACAGATAAGAACTTTAATTATTTTATGTTAGAAACATTAGCAGATGAATATAGAACATTAAAGATTGCTAACAATTATGATGATGCTTTAGCAACACAACAATTTGTAGAAACATATGGAATTAATCCACTACCTCTTACTGTATCAAAAACTGTATCAATAGAAAAAAGACCAACTACTGCTGAAGGTGCAGATTGGATGAAACAAAATATGGATATATATGAAAAATATCCATTAGTTGCTTGGTATTTAGAACCAGCACCAATATACGCAGAGTTTTCTTATGATGCTTACAAAAAAGCATTGTTGGAAGGTGCAAGAGAATATAGAACACCTGAACAATGGGCTGTTGCCAAAAATAAATTATTAGGTTCTATTGCTTTGGAGCAATATGAAAGACAAACAGGTATATTTGGAAATAACACAGCAGGTGCTAAAGCATTACGAGATGCTAAGAAAAAAGAATTAGAACAAAGATATTGGGGTTATGGACAACCAGGAATTGTAGGTTCTCCAACTCAACCTTCTATTGATATGCAAATAGATCAGTTAATTAAAATGGTAAACGACCCTGACCTACAAAATTTTGATACAATCAAGAGTGCAAAACTTTATTTAGAAGCAAGACAACAAGTAATTGATAGTTTTGTTGCAGCAGGATTGTCTGAAACTATTTGGAGAACTTCAAGCAAATATGCTGGTGTTAGAGCAGCACTTAGAAATGAAGCTGACAAATTAATTAGAGATAATCCAAGTTTTGGTCCGATATTTGACCAGTTGTTGGCAAGAGAGATTGAACCAGAATATGAAGATAATTTGCTAGTACAATTAGGATTAGGACAATGACAGAAAAAGAAAAGTTTATATCAGAAATATTAGCATTAGTTAAACAACCATTAGCAGCAGGTGAAAATGCTATAACTCCAACAGAACAACAGATAGCAGACTTAAACGCAGCTGAAACAAAAAATGATGCTATAAAAATAGCTTATAATTTGGGTTGGGGAACTTGGGTAGATGCTTGGACTTTGGATCAAAATATGCAAGACCAAAGTAATTTACAACAAGCAATAGCAAACGCATTAGCACAAGGACAACAAGGATTCATAGGTGTTGATGGAACACAACCTATTGTTTATGAAGGTATAACTACAACTATTGGAGAAGTTGGAGAAAACTTTTATATGGATGGCGACCAAAATGTATTTTCTAATTTAATGCCTAATGAAATACGAGAGTTACAAGCAGATTTAATTAATGCTGGATTATTAGGTAGCAAAGTAAATAGACCTTTTAGACCTGGTGTTTGGAATCCAAACATAGAAGGTAGAGCTATGTATGATTTAATGACACAAGCTAATGTAATGGGTAAAGGAAAAGCAGAAGATGGTTGGAGATATTCTTTACAGTTGTATTTAGACAATCCAATACAAGAACCTGAAAAAATTGATGCGTATTTACCACCTGATTACAATTCTATTTCTAACAGCATAAATGGATTATTTGAATCAGAGTTAGGTAGAAAACCTAAAGAATATGAATTACGATTGTTAGCAGATACTTATTCAGCAAATG